GGAGAATAGTATGAGCATTTTAAGCATCTTCAAGCCTATTGGTGATGTAATAACGACGGTTATTAAAGGCAAACAAGCGGTATCGGCAGCAAAGTCTGCAGCTGCTATTATAGGTATTCAGGCAGATGCCGATGTTAAGGTAGCCGGAGTAAGGGCTGCTAATAAGTTAGCTGATAGTGGACAGACTCAAGACCACAATCTAGACCTTATTGCTATGCAGCAAATGGAGAAGTCTTACCTTGATGAGATTATGATAGCCATACTACTGGTTCCCATAGCTGCTTCATTTGTGGGGTACTCAGCAGAAGTTAAAGCAGCCTTCAACTCATTTGCAGCTATGCCTGACTGGTATCAGTACTTAGTTATTGGTGTATATGTGGTTAAGTTTGGTATGCGTGGACTGTTAACTAAATTGGTCTCAGGTAAGCTGAGCAGTGTTAAGCTTAAGTAAGCTCACGATTATAATATGTATGTTGTATGTGGTACGATACAGCAATTATTTAAGGTATGGACGACATGTCAGAAAAGTTTGATGAAGAAGTAGTATATTCAGATGAAGCATCTGATAAGAATCTATACAGTGAGAGCACTGTAGAGCTAGCTGAATGGGATAATGCTCCTAAAGTAGCTGACTTGAAGGCAGACTACACAGAGGCACTGCCTGCTCACCAATCACAGATGTCTAAGGTAAAGACTTGGGTCGATAACCTTAACATCGAAGGTAAGGCTGCAATTACCAAGCGCACGGGGCGTAGCGCCGTAGCGCCTAAGCTAATTCGTAAGCAAGCTGAATGGCGCTATGCTGCCCTTAGTGAGCCATTCCTATCTACAGAGGATGTGTTTAACGTAGAACCTATCACCTTTGAAGACAAGGAAGGTGCAATACAGAATCAATTAGTTTTGAACAACCAGTTCAACACTAAGATTAAGAAGAACCGCTTCATTGATGAGTACATCCGGGCTGCAGTTGACGAAGGTACAGTAATTCTTCGCGTGGGCTGGGAATATGAAGACAAGATTGTAGAAGTAGAACGTCCTATTATGGAGCAAGTTCCTGTACAGGATCCTATGCAAGCAGCTCAGATGGCTGCTCAGGGTATCCCTCCATATGAGGAAGTGCAGACTGGTACTGAGATGGTTGAGGAAACTCAGATCGTTAAGAACCAGCCTACACTAGAAGTATGTGAACTAGACAATGTAATACTAGATCCAACCTGTAAGGGTGACATTGAGAAGGCACAGTTCCTAATTTATAGCTTTGAGACTGACCTATCAGGACTTAAGAAAGATGGTAGATATACTAATCTAGATAAAATTAATATTACTGGTAACTCATTATTAGCAGAGCCAGATCATGTCTCCTCTATTGAGGAAGCTGCATTCTCGTTTAAAGATAAACCTCGTCAGAAGTTTGTTGCATATGAGTACTGGGGCTACTGGGACATTAACAAGACAGGTATCGTAGAACCCATTGTAGCCACCTATGTTGGTGACACAATTATACGTATGGAGGCTAACCCCTTCCCTGATCAACAGATTCCTTTTGTTATGGCTCAGATGTTGCCTAAGCGTAACTCAAGCTATGGTGAGCCAGATGGTGCACTACTAGAAGATAATCAAAAGATTGTAGGCGCAGTAACTCGCGGTATGATTGATATTATGGGTCGCTCTGCTAACGGTCAGCTAGGTATCCGTAAGGATGCATTAGACGTTACTAACCGTCGTAAGTATGAACGTGGTCTAGACTACGAATTCAACGCCCAAGTAGATCCACGACAAGCATTCCATATGGGTGCTTACCCAGAGATTCCTAAGTCAGCTGAAGCAATGTTAGGTCTACAGAACCAAGAAGCAGAATCATTAACAGGTGTTAAAGCATTCTCTTCAGGTTTGTCTGGCCAGGCATTAGGTAATACAGCTACAGGCATACGGGGCACATTAGATGCCACAAGTAAGCGTGAGTTAGGTATACTACGTCGATTAGCTACTTGTATTAGTGAAGCAGGTCGTAAAATCTTGGCTATGAACGCTGAGTTCCTGTCTGAGGAAGAGACTGTACGTATTACCAACGAAGAATTCGTTCAGGTACGTAGAGATGACCTAGCAGGCAACTTCGACCTTAGACTTACTATTAGTACTGCTGAGACAGATAACGAAAAGGCTCAGGAACTAGCATTCATGCTACAGACCATGGGTAACTCAATGGATCCTTCAATGGGTCAAATGTTGCTAGAAGAGATCGCCACGCTACGTAAGATGCCGGCACTAGCTAAAAGAATTAAAGAGTACCAGCCACAGCCAGATCCAATGGCAGAAGAAATGCATCAGTTGGATATGGAGATGAAGCGGGCACAGATTGCTAATGAGCAAGCTAAAGCCTCAGAGAATCAAGTTGATGTTCAGCTTAAGATGGCTAAGACTCGTAACTTAGAGAGTAAGTCTGACAGCGAAGACCTAACGTTCCTAGAGCGTGAGTCTGGAGCAGATGTAGATAAAGAGTTACAGAAAAAAGATTTTGATAGACGCTCGCAGCTGGATATAAAGGCTGCAGAGAATATGTTAAAAGGTGGCGAGGCACCAGCAACCCGTATTTAAATTAAACCAAGATAACCTACAGGTAAAGCTGGGGGACACAAAGGTAGACTGAAATGAGTGAAATTGAGCAGATCGAAGTTAGTATTGATGCAGCACGTAAAGACGTAGATAAGATGGAAGGTCTATTACGCCTTATAAAGAATAATGATTTTAAATCACTAATAGATGATGGTTATTTTGTAGATGAAGCAAGTCGCTTAGTTATTCTAAGGGCAGACCCTTCAATGCAGGAAGACCGGGTACAGAAGAACATCAATGACAGCATCACAGCTGTTGGTCATTTCAGACAGTACTTGAATACGGTAATGCAGATTGGACGCATGGCTGAGCAGGGTATTAAAGAAGACGAGGAAACTCGACAAGAACTTCTAGCAGAGGAGTTGTAACATGTCGGCAACTGAAGAAGTTAATTTCCTAGACCTCCCAGATGATGAGGTCAACGATGCCATAGCAGCAGAGCTGGCTCGTCTAGACGCAGAAGAAGCAGAAGCAGTTACAGAAGCACCTACTGAAGAAGTGGTAGATGATGTAATTGATTCAGATGATGATGAACCAGAAGAGGAGGGTGACGATGCTGATGAAACAGCTGATGAACCTGGAGATACAAGTGAAGACGATGATAAGGCTCCTGAAGAAGGGTCTAATCAATTCTCTGATGACGATACGGCTAATTCTGCAGACAGCTCAGAAGATGATTCTGAGCCTACTAAAGAGACTGACGTTGACTCTAAAGAAGAAATAGATTATAAAGTTCAGTATGAAGAGTTACTTAGCCCGTTTAAGGCTAATGGTAAGGACATCAAGGTTGATACGGTAGAAGATGCCCGCTCCTTGATGCAAATGGGTGCTAACTACAACAAGAAGATGGCGGCGTTAAAGCCTAACCTGAAAGTTGTTAAGATGTTGGATAACCATGGCTTACTGGACGAAGGAAAACTTAGTTACCTGATTGATCTTAGTAAAAAAGATCCTGAGGCAATCAAGAAACTAGTGAAGGATAGTGGACTAGATCCATTAGATATTGACACAGACAACATTGCATATAAGCCCAACGCTTACAATGTCTCTGATAGCGAAGTAGCACTGGACGGAATACTCGATGACATTCGAGACACAAGTACCTTTAACACTACTATAGATATCATTGGTAATAAGTGGGACGAAACGTCCAAAGACATAATCGCCAAAGACCCTAATATAATTAAGGTTATCAACGAGCATGTTGGATCTGGAATATTCAAGAAGGTCAGTGAAGTTGTAGAACGGGAGCGAATTTTAGGAAGACTTAATGGTCTCTCTGATATTGAGGCTTATAAACAAGTAGGCGATGCGATCAATGCTAATGGAGGTTTTGGTGACCCTGTACAGGCCACTCCAACCCAACCAACTAGTACATCTAAATCAAATAGTGTTAATAAGGCAAACAATCCTGTAGATCCAAAGCTTAAAGACAAGCGAAAAGCTGCGGGTTCTACAAAAAGTAAGCCTAGTAAGGCAAAACCTCAGTTCGATGTCCTCAACATGAGTGACGAAGAGTTTGAGAAGATGTCTGCTAGTAAGTTTGTTTAATTACTATTTATTAAGGATGTATTCACATGAGTATTACATATAACGATCCCAAAGGCGGAACAGCTTCCGACGTTGGTAGTCAAATCCGTACGGATTACTACGCTAAGAAAGCGTTAGTTGAAGCTTCAAAAGAGCAATACTTCGGCCAGTTAGCTGATGTTACTGCTATGCCTAAGAACATGGGTAAAACCATCAAGCGCTTCCATTACATGCCTATCTTGGATTCTCGTAATTCAAACGATCAAGGTATTGATGCAGCCGGTGCAGTTATTACTACCGCACAGTTCTATGCAACTTTCCCACGCGCTATAATGGAAGTAACAGACGCTACTAAAGCCGCTGCTGCAGCTGCCATTAACGATAACGTTGGTTCTGTAGTAGTTGCTACTGCCGGTGCTAACGGCAGTGGTGTTTCTGGTACTGGCTTTGCTTCAATCACTATTACTGGTGGTTTGACTGGTAAGTACGCAGACGCTACTAAGAAGAATGCTGTTATTACTGCTGGTGTTGGTGCTTCTATCAGCCAAGGTGGCGGTAACCTATACGGTTCTTCTAAAGACGTTGGTGCTATCTCTGCTAAGATCCCTGCTTTGTCTGAAGCTGGTGGTCGTGTAAACCGCGTTGGTATGAAGCGTTTAGAGCTTGAAGGTACTATTGAGAAGTTTGGTTTCTTCGATGAGTACACTCAAGAGTCTTTGGACTTTGATTCTGATTCTGAGTTACTTCAGCACATCACTACTGAGTCTGTTAAAGCTGCTAACGAGATCACTGAAGATCAACTTCAGATTGACTTGTTGAACGGCGCTGGCGTACTTCGTTATGCTGGTACTGCAACTTCAGCTCTTACTTTAACTGGTAAGACTGGCCAAGTTACTGCTGTAGATTATGATGATCTAGTTAAGCTTAACATCGAGCTAAACAACAACCGTACTCCTAAGCAAACCAAAGTAATCTCTGGTTCGCGTATGGTAGATACTAAAGTAGTTAACGCTGCTCGTATCATGTACGTTGGTTCTGAAATGGTTCCTGCCATCATGAAGATGACTGACTACCATTCAAACAAAGCCTTCATCCCAGTTGCACAGTATGCAGAAGCAGGCAGTGTAATCCGTGGTGAGATTGGCTCAGTAGACAGCTTCCGTATTGTTGAAGTTCCTGAAATGATGAAATGGTCTGGTGCTGGTGCAACTCGCGTTGCTGCTACAGATGCCGGTTACTACAACACTAATGGTAACTACGACGTATTCCCAATGATGGTTGTTGGCGAAGGCGCGTTTACTACTATCGGTTTCCAAACTGATGGTAAGACTGTTAAGTTTAAGATCAAGCACGTACGTCCTAGTGAGAACCATAGTTCTTCTGACCCATACGGCGAGACTGGCTTCTACAGCATTAAGTGGTACTACGGTACTATGATCTTGCGTGCAGAGCGTTTAGCAGTACTTAAGACTGTTGCTCTAATCTAGAGTAGCGGTATAATACAACCTCCCCTTCACGGGGGAGGTTTTTTCATATCCAGAGGTATCACCCTCTTTTAAAAAGGTAGAAGCACATGAACGATGAAATTGAACAGGAAGTAGAAGATAACGAAGTTCCTAGTGAATTGAGCTCTTTACGATCACGAGCAGACCAACTAGGTATTGAATACCGCCATAATACAGGGGTAGTTAAACTCCGTCATTTGGTAGACCAGGCACTTAGCCCGGTACAAGAAGTTGTAGCTTCAAAGGCAGTTAAGCAGACAGAGAGTCAGTTTATTGCAGAATCACGAGATGAAGCTGGAAAGCAAATCCGTATCCGAATTACATGTATGAATCCAAACAAGAAGAACTGGGAAGGAGAGATCTTTTCTGTAGGTTCGGCAAAGTTGGGTACATTTAAGAAGTTTGTACCGTTTGATGCGCCAGATGGCTGGCATGTACCTAACATCATTCACAACATGATTGAAGAACGTAAGTGTTCAGTGTTTTACACTCACACTTCCAGTAGTGGTGCTAAGACTCGTAAGAGCAAGTTGGTACCTGAGTTCAGTATTGATATTCTACCTCCGTTAACGGAAGGAGAGTTGCGTAACTTAGCTCGTCAACAAGCACTAGTCGCTGACGAATAATAGGAAGATAATATGTATACCGTAGGCTCCACTGTTACCTTTACAATTACCCGTCCTCTACTAAAGAGTGGCGAAGTAGCTGCAGACGCTATAAGCGTTAGAGCGGTGGATCCTGACGGTATCTTCTCTAGTGTTGCACTAACTACTGACGTAACCCCTACTACCTCTGCAGCGGGCTCCATTACGTTCTCAGACGTATTAAATAAGAAAGGTGTGTGGCGATATGAGATGCTGACGTCTACAAACGTAGCTCATGTTACGAATGTAAACGCAGTGACCGTAGACACCACATACTCTTCTACTGTTAAATTTTAAGGTAATTATATGCCCACTATTGCTATAACAGAGATAACTGAAGGTACGCTAGCAGGTGCAGGTGTATTCGATAAGTTAATGGCCTCAGTTACTGCCCACCTTACTGATCAATACAGCAAGGGCCGTATTACAGGTGCTGAGTACGCTAATGTGTACCTCGGTGCAGTTCAGGCTGCAATGCAACAGTCCGTGTCGTTTGTACTCGGTGAGCAACAAGCAGAGATGGCTTTAACCAAATTAAACGATGACCTGATCAGTGGATCAAAACAGCGTGAAGAGATCAACTCTCGCATTGTATTGGTGGATACTCAGGTACAAGAACAGCTGGACGGTACATCGCGTGCTAATATCCAGTTACAAGATGCTTTAAATACTAG